ATCGAGCAAAGGCGACGAGGGACCTAGGAATGGGTCGCCTGAGAAACCTTCTGCACAGTCTGCCAATGCAGACCGTGGAGGCTCTAAGTTGGAGACCGAGGAGGTACCAGTTGAGCATTTTAGTGCAGACGATGCAGAGCGTCCCGCTCGGGTTGCTGCGCTCGTTGGCGAAGCAGGTAGCTTTCTGCAAGAAGTGGGCCGAACCCCAGTTGGATTTGAGGAACTTGACCCTGCCCAGTTGCGCGCCCTTCGTAGCCATGCGCGAGAGCGTGCGCGATGGGGCGAGGCCCAGCAGGATGTCTTCAGAGGCATTATTCGATTGGGTAACGTCACACCTTCCCGTTCCCGAAGGATATTGTGAAAAACGGCTTGGCCGTGCTTTTTGTAAGTTGATGGTGGATTTCCCACCAGATCGGCGTTGCGCCGATGTTAGTTCTCTAGGAGGTATGAGACATGCATGACATTCATGCCGCGTTTAGGCGCGGTTCGATGAGTTTGGCTGAAGGTCTTGGTTACGGTGCTTTGCATCGTGAGATGGGTTTGCTTGAGCCTGATTGGAAGTTGTTGACGCAAGATGAGCATTGGACGCCGCATCAGTCGCGTCAGGTGCGTTCTATTTTGGCCTCGGTGATCGAGGCCGCTTTGACTATTGCGGGTATGCCTGCGACTCCGTTGCCCGGTCAGTATGCTGCTGCTGTGATTGCGATTGTTGTTGCGCCGGCCAATCGGTTGGTTGCTTGTTCTAAGGTGCCTGAGACGTTTGACGCTGTTGCTGCGTCTGGTCTGCAATCTGAATTTGAGGTCCGGCCTATGTCGGTTGCGCAGATGACCTCCTTGGTTATTGCGTATTCTGGTGGTCTCGGTGGTGAGCCTATGGCTCAGCGTTTGGACCCGAGCGTTGTTGAGTTCATGAAGAAGGAGAGTAAGAAATGACGGAAGACCGTGGTGGCCAGACTTTGAAGACTGGCAAGATAGGTCGTGTGAATTGTGTGCGGCAACAGATTTTGTTGCCCGGCGAGACTGCGAATGTTTCGATGAATGGTTCTGTGAAGTTGGAGAGTTTGCGTGAGCGTGACAGTTTGCGCATCAATGCCCATTTGGGTATTTTTATGACGCCTATTCGGTGGCTCTGGGACGGTTGGCCCGATTATTTGAAGGAAGGTCCCTCTGGTGCCACTGCCCCTCCTACTGTCAACCTGAATTCTTTGTCTAAGTATGGTATCGGCGCGACTGGTACTCAGTCTGAGGTTCCGCGCTTTTGGCAAGATTCGGTGCTTCGTGTCTATAATGAGTGGTACAAGTGGCCGGAGGACGCTGACGCGACCACTTGGAATGATGACGGTAATATTGCCGTGCCTTTGCAGCATGTTTGGAACAGGGCGCGATATGATGCTACACCCGGTAACGCTGGTGATTATGAGTTGGCTTCTGGTTCTGATTTTGATGTTCGTGATCTAGCTGCTTTGCAGGCTCGTTTTAGGTCTGCGATTGAGCGCGATGTGCTTTCTTACAACCGTTACATGGAACTTGTGTCTGAGATGTACAATGCCGATGGTTCGCGGGAAGTTGACCAGGTACCTATGATGGTTGACCAGGTTGAAGTTGGTGTGCGTCCTCGTGAGATGGCTGCTACCGATGGTGCTTCTCTGGGTCAGTGGCAATCTATCTTTGATTTTGAGATTGACCACCAGTTGAAGAATGTGGTGTGCCCGGAGCATTGTGTCTTGACTTATATGCTGACCGTGCGTTTTGCGCCTATTATTGAGAGTCGTGCGCCTTTGTCGCGTATTCCTGACACTTGGCAGGAGATGGTTGGCGATCCTGAGATGTTGCAGGCTATGCAGCCTGTTGAGTTGCAGATTGGTGATATTGCCTTGGGCAATTCGTCGACTTCTCTGGGTTTTGTGCCTGCTGGTTGGCATTGGCGTTCTGGCCATGATGTTGTTGGGCAGCGTGTCGATGTCCGTGACAGCTTCCCTTATATGGAAACCCCTACCTCGCAGGCGAATGCTAAGGATGCTACGCGCATCAAGCCTGCGTTCCGGTCGCAGTCTCTCGGCGACTATATGGTTGATCTGTATATTTCAGAGCGCACTCGGTCGCCTATTCAAGGCGCCTTGGAGAGTTATTTCAGTGGTATGACGGGATCTGGCTCTAAGGCTGAGTTCCCCAAGCAAGGTAAGATGCTATGAGTATTTTCAATCTCGAACGTGATATGTGCTGGGTGGATATGGTTTCTTCTGAGGTTGCTTGGATTTCCTCAGATTTTTCTGCCGCTTCTTGGAACATTGGCAATGATTCTACTGTTGGTCAGCGGATTAATTCCGCTGCTAGTGAGTACCTGTCTGTTACGAACAGTTCTGAGGCTTATCTTTTTGGTTGCAAGATTTTGCCGCCTCCGGCTGGTGAGTACGTCCCTTATCGTTTGCGCGGCGCTTGTCATTTTGGCGGCCGCGTGAGCTGGGGCGTTGGCTTTGCTACTGGTGGCAACGCTTGTACTGAGCAGAAGCTGCTTGTTTCTGACAAGACGTGTGACACGATTGTGGCGTGTCTTGGTCAGTCTGATGGCGACACCAACTTTGACGATCCGTTGTTCTTTTGGTGTCTCGCTGAGCGTAATTCTTCTACAGACCTGTTTTCTCATATTTCCGTCCAGCGGTTGATTTCTAAGCCGCCCCAGTATGCATCGGCGTCAAGCTGATGTTGGGCGCTATTCTTGGTAAGGCCGCTGGTAAGTCTTTTCTCGGTCCCCTTTTGAAGGGGGCCGGGTCTGCCGTCCTTGGTGGTGCGATTGATCGCAAGTTTAATCAGGCGGCGTTGTCGGATCGTTACGGTTATCTTGAGGGCAAGGGTTTGACGCCTCAAGAGATTGCTGGTTCTGGTTTTGGTGCCAGTGGTGGCACCAATGCTTCTCAGGTGCTTGGCAATCAGTCTGCTCAGCTAGAGGCGCAGAAGCGCCAGTTGGATGTCCAACAGGCTGAGCGTGATAAGGACCGTGCTTTGCAGGTCCGGGCGCAAGATATGGGTCTTCTGCAGACGCAGACGTCGGCTGGTGCGACTCTTGGCGCTGCCCGTTTGAATGCTAACACTGCGGCCAATAATTTGGCTTTTAATCGTGATGTATATGAGAATGTCACCCTGCCTGATGCTTTGCGAAAGGCTGTGACTGAATCTCCTAGTTGGAAGCGTGTGCAGATTATGGCTTCCATGGGAGTTGATAATATTCTTGGTACGGCTGTTGCTCAGACGTTTGGTATTGATCCGATGGACCCTCAGTCTCTTGAGGGTCTTACGGATCAGCAATTTCTGGAGTTAACCCGCCGGATTTACGGTATGCAGTCTAATGCCTATGGCGAGGCTTCTGGTGCCTCTTTGGCTATTGGTCAGGCTGCTGGTAATGTCCTTGGTCGTCAGGGTTCTGGCGGTGGCAATCGTAATCGTAATTGACATCGCTTTTATTTTCTGTCACGGGTGATTTGGGTGACCCAATCACCTGTTTAACGAGTAGCCTCTGGTAAACTCATGTTAAGGCCCCGGATTGATCATCTCCGGGGCCTTTTCTGTTAGGTTTGATGTTTTGTTATTTTTGATTGAGTGATGGTGTATCCTTCTGGTGCCTGTTCTTTGAGGTATTGTAGCAAGTCCTTTGCTTGTTCCTCATTTTCGGACACCCATACTGGTAATTTCTTTCTTTCTGGTGTTGTCACTTCTGTTAACCAGGTACTTGTGTGGTTTTGATTTGTCATACTGCTCTATTATTTTCTTTCTGTGTTATTGAACAGGGTGATTACGGCCTAGATTCCTATCGAGCAGTCTTGCCCGCTTGCGGGCTTTTGTCGGCGCGTCTGCGCCGCTTAGTGGCAGCCAACAGGCTGCCTGCGCCTTCTTGACGGGGGCTTGACCCCCGCTGGCGCTCTTGTCCGTCGTGAAGAGCGAAGCCTGAACAGGACGTCCCCCAATGCAGGACCAACAAGGCGCTTGCGCCGTGGCCCTTTAGGGCATTTTGGTCCGGGGGACTTTCTTTCTTTCTTTTTGTTGTCGCATCTGTTTCTTGACACTTTGGCCTGTCATGCTGTTTTGTTGCCTTACTCTTTAGTCTCCTGATGATCCTTCATATTGAGAGTAGGCTTCGCATGACGTTAAAGGCCCTTAATTATGTGTCACAGATGCGTTCTAATTTGTCGCTTATGCGACGTTCTAAGCAGGTTACTGCTGCTGATTTTGTTGACTGTCGGTCAGAGGTTGTCTCTTTTCTTGAACAGAGAGTTCTTATTTACCCCCCCGCTATGCGGCGTCTTGGACTGTCGCCTGATATGAGTTTTATTGAGCGAAAGAAGGCACTTGGCCTTTCTTCTACTGTTGAGCCTGCGACTCCGGAGGAGATTCAGTTTCAAGAATTCTTTGAGTCGAAGGGTCGTCAGGCTCTGAAGTCTAATTGGATGTGGCGTGTTGGCCGTGAGGCTGAGGATATGCGTGATCGGGGGTGGTATCCTTTTTTCTGCACCCTGACCCTTGATGTTCATAAAGTTCCGGACACTGAGGAATTTTGGCGCGATGGCCGCGGCTTGGGTCGTTGGTTGCATAATTTGGCGCGTGTTTCTGCGCGCGCCTGTGGTCAGATCAAGGCTTTTAAGTCTGGTGCTTCTGATCGCCTATTCGTCAGGCATTTTGGTGTTGTTGAGCATGGTTCGTCCGGTGAGCATCACCACATGCATGTGTTGATTTGGATGCGCGGTATTCCAGAGGATTGGAAGCAATGCCCTAATCGCGGTGTTGCTGACCCCTCTCGGCGTTGGCATCAAGAATGCTGGCAGATGCGGCGCTATTGGCCGCATTCGTTAGCTGGGTTGTCGCCTTGTTTGTATTTTCGTTCTCAAGGCGATGTTTGGGGTTTTCTCGGTTTTGCCCATCCTATCTTGAAGGGAACCGGGAAACCCCTTCGTATCCTGCCCGCTGGTCGGGCTGGGACGTATGTTGCGAAGTATATGGAGAAGGAGGATAAGTCATGGAATCATCGAGCAAAGGCGACGAGGGACCTAGGAATGGGTCGCCTGAGAAACCTTCTGCACAGTCTGCCAATGCAGACCGTGGAGGCTCTAAGTTGGAGACCGA